ATGAGAATAGACTCATCAGGAAATGTCGGAATCGGCACAACAACACCAACAAGTGAATTAACCGTAGAAGGAGACATTAGTGGTAGTGGAACAGGTTCTTTTGAAAGAATCGTTGTAGGTGGTGGAGTATTTACTTCAGCATCGTTAGCAGCCGGTGGTTCTGGAGGTGGAAGTAGTGATATCACAATGGATGGTTCTACTGCAAACGGACTACTAACTTATGGTGGAACCGATAACATTGATGTAGAATCTAATCTTACTTTTGATGGAAGTCATTTAAGACTTCCTAATAATAGTGCTGTAATTATGGGTGCAAGTGATGCTTTTGTAATAAATCATAATGGTTCTCATAATTATATACAAAATACAAAAAGCGATGCAGATGTTTATTTTACAGTAAACGATGGTGGTTCTACTATCAATGCACTTATTATTGATTCAAGTGAGGTTGCAAATATTGTTTTACCTAATGACGGACAAAAGCTTTTGTTAGGAGCAAGTAGTGATTTACAATTCTATCACGATGGCTCTAATAATTTTTTAAGAAACAATACTACCGACCAAGATTTTAGTATATTGGTTAATGATGGTGGTTCAACGATTACTGCATTACAAATAGATTCAAGTAATGTAGGTAGAGTAATATTACCAAATGACAATCAAAAATTAACTATTGGTGCAGGTTACGACTTAAACTTATATAACAATGGTTCAGTTTCTTATATTTCAAACAGTAACAACTATTTTACCATAGACCAAAATGCTGCAGCAGGTATGCAACTTAGAAACTTGTCATCTGACCAAGATATAACTTTTTCCGTAAACGCTGGTGGGGGTCAGATTACTGCTATTCAAATAGATGCAAGTAATTCTGGTAGTCTTGTTTTACCTAATGACAACCAAAACTTTTATGTGGGAGCATCTAATGACTTTAGAATTGTTCACAACGGAACAGACACTTATCTAAATAATCATACTGGAGACTTTATTATTCAGAATTTTGCTGATGATAAAGATATTTCACTTAGAAGTGATAATGGTAGTGGTGGAAGTACTCCTTACATAACATTAGATGGTAGTGCTACATCAGTAAATATAGAACAAGATGTAAAACTTACAGCTACCAAGAAACTTTATTTAGATGGTGGTGGTCATACTTATATCCACGAACAAGCAGATGACATATTAGAAATTGTTGTTGGTGGAGAAGTTCAATTAAAATTAACTGAAGCAGGAAATGGTGTAGAAATACCAGTAGATTCACACCCATTAAAAATAGGTGCAGGTTCTGACTTACAATTTACTCATAATGGAACAAATTCATTTATTGATAATTATACTGGAACTTTAAACATTACAAATAATACCGATGATGGAGATATAGTTTTAAAATCAGATGATGGCTCTGGTGGTACAACTGCTTACCTAACCTTAGATGGTAGTGCTTCACTAACAAAATTTCATATAGACACTAAACATCTTGATAGTGTTACAGCAAACTTTGGTGATAGTGCAGATTTACAAATATACCACAATGGTTCACATTCTTACATAGACCAAGTAGGAACTGGACATTTATACATTCGCAACACAACAGACGATAAACAAATAATTATTCAAACAGATGATGGTAGTGGTGGTGTTACCGACTATATGAAATTCAAAGGTGATGAAAATTTAATCAGAACATTCAAAAATTTTAGATTACACGATAGTGTTCAATTGCAAATAGGAACTGGTGCTGATATGGATATTTTGCACGATGGTTCTAATGCAACTATTAGAAATGGAACTGGTAATTTATCTATTGAACAACAAACAGATGATGGAGATTTAATTCTAAAATGTGATGATGGTTCTGGTGGAGTTACTGCTTACCTAACATTAGATGGTGGTCAAAAATTTGTAAGTATTCCGAGTGATTCCATAGAATTCACTCTTGGAGCAAGTGGTGATATAAGATTACTTCACAATGGAAGTAATTCACAATTTAAAAATTATACTGGAGCTTTTTATATACAACAAAATGCAGTAGCTCCTTTTTACATAGACCAACAAGCCGATGATTCTGATTTGATACTTAGAAGTGACGATGGTTCTGGTGGAGTTACTCCTTACATAACATTAGACGGAAGCACTGGAGACCTATTATTAACACCACCAACAAGAACAGAAATTCAAGGAAATTTAGTTGTTGAAGGAGATTTAACAGCACAAAATTATATCGTAAGTTCATCAATAACTTATATGACACAAAGTTTTTCAAGTGGTTCAACAATATTCGGTGATTCCATAGACGACACACATCAATTTACAGGTTCAGTTCAAATAACAGGTTCTCAAAGTGTTGTAGGTGATGTAGAAATCAGTGCTACTAATAAACTTTACTTAGATGGTGGTACTCATACTTATATCTATGAACAAGCAGCAGATACATTAGACTTTGTAGTTGGTGGACAACAGATGCTAACTATGGTTGAGGGTGGAACAGACTATGTAAGAGTAGGAGATAATATATTATTAGGTGCTGGTAATAGTCTTGATATGTATATGAAACACGATGGAACTAATTCCTCTTTAGTGAATGGAACTGGTGCATTATATATTGATGCACTTGGCCAAGATTCAGATTTCTTTATTAGGGTAAATGATGGTGGTGTTACTAAAACTGCCCTTAAAATAGATTCAAGTGAAATCGGTAATGTACACTTACCTAATTGGAATCAGGCATTAAAAGTTGGAGCATCAGGAAATATACTTTTATATCATAGTTCTACAGCTGCTAAATTCGTTAACATCACGGGTGATATGGAAATTGAAAATACTGCTGATGACAAAGATATTATTCTAAAATCAGATGACGGAAGTGGTGGAACAGCTGCTTACATAACTTTAGATGGTAGTGCTGGATTTACAACAGTTCAAAAACTAATGAGATTTAATGATGATGTAGACGCAAGATTTGGAACAGGTAGTGATTTAAGAATTAGGCACAATGGAACTAATAGTAGAATAGATAATTATACTGGAACTTTACAGATTAGAAATACTCTTGATGATGCAGATATAACATTAGAAACAGACGATGGTAGTGGTGGAATAACACCTTACATAACATTAGATGGAAGTGCAACCAACACTATACTTCATCAAGATACCATTCTAAATGATGACAAAGTTTTATATGTCGGTAATGATTTAACTAATGGATTGAGACTATTTCATTTATCATCTAATAATAATAACTATGTTAGAAGTAATGGTGGTCCATTAAATATACTTACTGCAGTATCTCAACCAATTTATTTAAATACAAACAATACTAATGCGATAACTATTAGTACTGCTCAAAAAGTGGGAATTGGCACCACATCACCACAAGAAAAATTAGATGTGGTTAGTGGTAGTGCTCACATAAGAGGTGTGGATTCAGAAGGATATGTATTGGGATTAGGACAACTTGCAAACACCCCAACAACACCATTATATAAAATAAGTACATTTGATGATACTTCCGGTGGAACATCAGGATTAACCTCTGGAGACCATTTAGAAATCTACGGAACAAGATGGGGATTCCAAAACACTTGGGCGAGAGGTGGTCAAGGTGGAGCAGTTCCAGTTGCAGCATTATATAGTAGTGCAGGAGAATCTCGTTTATCTATTTACGAGGCACTAAATCCTTCATCTGATGCAACTTATAGTGAAAGAATTAGATTAAGAGGAAATGGTGATTCTTGGATTACAAATAAATTAGGTGTTGGCACAACATCACCCGATACAACATTAGATATTTTTTCAAGTGGTGTTAATGGTATATTATTAAATCAACAAACTTCCGATAGCAACACTTCTGCAAGATTGATGTTTAAACAAGACGATACAACATTTACAATGTATGGTTCTGGTGGTAATTTAGAATTTAGAAGTGGTGGAACGGTAGGTAGTTCAAGTGGAACCGCACAATTTAGAATTACTGAAAATTCAGGAGTAAGAATACCAAATGATAATGATACACTTGCATTAGGTGCTGGTGAAGATTTATATATGTATCACGACGGAAGTGATTCTTTTATTAGAAATCAAACCGGTGGATTGTATATTGACCAACTAACAGATGATGGAAATTTAGCATTAAGATGTGATAATGGTTCAGGTGGAACTACTGCTTACCTAACATTAAATGGTGCTTCAACATTGATTGATGTAGCAAAAAATATGAGGTTTGCTGATAGTATTAAAAGTATGTATGGTGCTAGTTCTGATTTACAAATCTATCACAATGGAACAAATAGCTTCGGAGCCGATAATTATACTGGACATTTAATATTCCAAAATAGAGCAGATGATTCTGATATTATATTTAAAACAGATGACGGAAGTGGTGGAGTTGCTACGTACTTGACATTAGATGGTAGTGCTTCTACGGTTGAAATAGCTAAAGACACAAACATAACAGGAAACTTATTAACTGGTCAATCCAGTAATCCTACATTAGAAATTAGAAACACAGCTACAAGTGCAGGAAGTGGAGCACAATTAATATTTGGACATAGTCAGGCTGGAACTACACAAGTAGCAAGACTTGAGACCCATTTATTAAATGGAAGTGAATCTGGTAGAGCTGGTAATTTAGAGTTTTGGACATCAAGGTCAGGTACAGCGGAACAGGCTGCACAACTTACTCACGACAAATATTTCTTCATATACGAAGCTGGAGATACTTCTGATTATTTAAGATTACATTCAGATAGTTCCAGAGCTCATTATTATTCCCCAAACAATTATCATAGATTTACAACTGCAAGTGGGTACATAGAATTAGGACCAGGTAATTCAAGTTGGGGACATATACAAACCGATAGAGATAAATTTTATTTCAATAAACAAATTACAGTAGATAGTGGTATTGTAAGTGCTTATGATGAAGACTTAAGTTTAAGAAGAGCACACGATAGTAGTTCTGATAGAATAGATATTACAGCTGATTATTCAAGAATAATTGTTAATGATACTGAAAGATTTAGAGCGGACACTGCTGGAGCTGATGTTACAGGAATTTTAACTGTAACTGGTGATGTTACTTCTAATGGTAATTCGGTTGTAACAAAAGGAAGCTTATCATCAAATACTCTAAGTAATATTACTACATTTACTTCTAACGATAATATTGAAACAAGTTCTGGAAATCAATCTGGACTACAAGTATATCAAGATACAGGTGGTGCAGATGCGTTTATGACATTTCATATTAATGGCGATTTTGCTGGATATTTCGGAATAGACGGCGCTATCAATGATTTAGCTGCTGGTGGTTGGAGTTATGGTAATGGTAATAAGTACAGAGTATTCCACGCTGGTAATTCAACAAACATAATTTCATTAGGAACTATCACTACTGGTACTTGGAACGGAAGTGTTATTGCAAGTGCTTACTTAGACGCAGACACAGCACATTTATCAGGAACACAAACATTTACTGGTCAAAAAACATTTACTGAACAAGTCACTATGAATTTTTCAGATACTGGAGAAAGATTATATATTCAATATAACGGTACTACGGTAGGAGATATTGGAGCTAATGATACTAGTTGGCTAAGAATAAATCAGTCTACTGCTAAAAATATTTATACACCAAGATATATAAGAGCAGATAGTGGTTTCTTTGTAGATGGAGCAACTCAAGGTATTACTGGAGCTGGTGTTTTTAGAGCACCAAATGGAAGTGTTGGAACACCAACATATAGTTTTTCTAACGACACCAATACTGGTATGTATCTTATTACTGGGGATAAAATAGGTTTATCAACAGGAGGAGTAGTTCGTGCTGAAATAAATTCATCTGGAATCAATTCATTAAATAGTTCAGGTTACTACATAGATGATAGAAGAATATACGACACTCCAAGTAATTCTACTGATAGAGGTGGATTTCACGCAATTATAGCAGGACTTAGAAATAGTGGTAAACAAAGATATTTAGATGAAGACTTTAATAATGGTACTAATAGTGTAACTTTATACAATAATGCAGGTGGTACTAATCTTGTCGTTTCAAGAATTACAGCATCAGACGATAGTATAGTTCCTCCAAATTCAAGTGGTAAAGTAATAAAAGTTGCATATAATGGTAACGGAAGTACAAGTCCAGGTTTTGGTGGTGTTTATCAACTTATAAATACTGAGGAAAATCATACATTTGTACAGATATTCCAAGCTAAACTTCCAAGTGGTAGAACATTTGTTACAGCAGCTAATTCAATGGGAAATAATTCTACGGACCATTTCTTAACTTCACCGGAAGGTACTGGTAAATGGGAATGGTATGCAAGAGTATGTCATGCTGGAGATAGTGGTACATTTAGTACTTCTGGTTTTATTTATGTTACGGGTGGTAGTGATACAGCATTTACTTGGTACATAGCAAATATGACTCAGTATGATGTGACTGAAACACCAGGTGATTACGCATCTCAAACAGGATATTACAGAAGTATTTATGATGTTAATGCTACATTAGCTAGAGGACTGAATGATGATGACAGAATTGTAGTAGAAGCATCAGAAACTAAGGTTATTGGAGATTCGGTAGAAAGAGCAAGGTTTGGTAGTTATGGTATAAGAAACAATGTTGTTGGAAGTGCAGGAACCCCAAGTTATAGTTTTGTATCAGATACAAATACTGGTATGTTAAGAACTGCAGAAGATACAATAGGATTTGCAACTGGTGGTTCAACAAGATTTACAATGAATGGTTCAGGAGTATTATATGTTTCAAGTGCAGTCCAAGCAGGTAATGGTGGTATTCAAATTTGGGATGGAACACACGGATTCAAAACAGTATTAGCAAAAGATAGTACATATACAAAACTATTAAATAATGATGGTGCTGTTTGTCTTTATCTTGGAGATGGTGGAGATAGAAATAATTACCACGATGCGGGAGGACATAGATTTAGAAGTGCAACTGGTGGTACATACTTTGGTTCAATAAATGGTACAGGGTTACATCTTGGTACAGGTAATACTTTTGCAAGTACAAGACTTGATGTAGATGGTACTTCTAACTTTACTGGAGAAATGTACATAGACCACGGAGGTAGTGATTATGCTCCTGGTATTAATTTTATGGGTGGTACAAATACACCCGGTAGTAATACTTATGAAAATGCTAAAATAGCATATTATGATAATAGTGGTACTGGTTTGATGAGATTTTCTATTGGTAGAGGTGCTGGAACTTATGACTTTTACCTCGGTGGTTCTAAGGTATTTGGAGTAGATGCTGCTGGACAAGGAAGATTTATTGGTTCAACTGATATAGGATTAGTTGTAGCATCAACAGACGCAGGTAGTGGTATTGCAGTAAAGGATAGTAATACGGGTGGAGATTATTACAATGGAATGTTTTGTGCGACAAATGATTTATTCTTTAAGTCAAACAATGTAGAAAGAATGAGAATAAATTCATCAGGAGATGTTAGTGTTGGTGGAAATATTACTTTAACTTCTGGACATAGCTTTAGAGCACACAACGAATCAAGCTATACTAAATATAGACTATATTCAACATCATCTTCTTATGCTATAGGTATGATTTCTTCAACTGGTTTTGGAGCTGTTGATTCTTGGGCTATGACATTTACTTTTAGTGATGAAACAAATAGAGGTTTTTTATGGAGAAAGACCAGTCATAGTTCTGGACAGGGAGCTATGTCATTAAATACTGAGGGTAAATTAAATGTAGCACATAGTGTAAGAGTAGGATATGGAATATCTGACGGCACAGCTCCAGGAGCAACTTATGCATTAGATGTAAGTGGTCAGATAGCCGCTTCAAATGATATTACGGCTTTTGCGTCTGATGAACGACTAAAAAGAAATATTAAATTGATTGAAAGTCCATTAGAAAAAGTAAGTCAACTATCTGGATTTACTTACAATTTTAACAATACTGCAAAAGAATTAGCAGACTACGACACCGAACAAAATTATGTTGGTGTTTCTGCACAAGAAGTTAAAAAAGTTCAACCAGAGGCAGTTAAATTGGCTCCATTTGATACAGATGCAAGTGGTTCTATATCTGGTGAAGATTATTTAACAGTACAATACGAAAAATTAGTTCCATTGTTAGTTGAGTCGGTTAAAGAATTGACAAAACAAAACAAAGAACAACAAAAAACAATAGAAGAACAGCAACAACGATTAACCAAATTAGAGGAGAAATCAAATGGGTAGAATAGTAGCAGACGCAACAGTGTCAGGAAGTGGATTTGCTCAAGTAAGTATTAAACATACAAGAGCACAAAATGATATCGATGGTAATGAAAGAACCATCTTAGATTATCAAGAATCTATTTCAGTACACGAAGCAAAAATCAACTACACAGCTATGGTAACACAAGCTTCAGCATCACATTCTGAATTAGTGACAGCTTTAGCATCAATTACAACCATTAGTGGTAGCAACGACGCATAATATTTATACATAATATATTTATATTAGTATAATTAACAGGAGAAACCAATGTCATTGACTTCATCAGGTCAAATCAAGATGAGTGAAATCAATACAGAACTTGGTAGGACTTCAACAACGGCAAATACTTCGTTGGAAGACCAATCAGACGGAACTTACGCAACCATCAATACTGCAAACGATTCAGCAGATAGACCGGATGGTTCGGCTCCGCACGCAATGTCAGAATTTTATTCTTATGACCACGATTTAGCATCTACATCTTGGAGTGTTGTAGATAATACTGGAGTAAATATAACTGGTTTACCAGGTGGTACTGAACAGAGTATTAAAGACGCACAGATGACTGTGACCGGTGGTACTGGTGGAACAAGTTGTTCAGTATCTACTACTGGTGGTCCATTCGGAACATTTACATTAGCTATCTCAAGTGGTGGTGACCCAGGTGTACTCGGAACATCAAATAGTGGAACAGGATTTATCAGTACTTCTACAGCAAATAGTAATTCATTATTTAGTAGTCATAATTCAGGAACACGATACATTAGAACTCAATGGGCACACTCACCCTCCAATAAAGACGGAACAGGAGCCTACACATTAACACTAACAAACAATGGTGTATCTGCTACTGTGACTGGTAATATTACATTTTCTGGTGGTGGTGGTGGATTGTGTATTTATGAACACATTCCGGTTAATTTAAAAGACGGAACTGCAATTATACACGACTTAAATGTTGGAGATATGATTATGTCTTATAATTGGTCAACCGGTCAAGAAGAAGAAGTAGAAATACAACAAATAGAAAAAAGACTACACGAAAATCTATACAAGATAATATTATCAGACCCTAACGATGAAACGGATGGTGAAGAATTGAAAGAATTGATTCTAACATCAGACCACCCTATTTACAAACAAGATGGAAATATGGTTTCTCAAGACCCAGGATTAAGTAAATCTAATTATGATTTAGATGCAACTGAAATACAACCAAATGATTTACTAAAAATGTTAAATGGAAAATACTATGCAAGTGTACACAGACTTGAAGGTTTTCCTAAAAAACACTGGACTTACACGATAAAAACTAAGAACAATAACTTCTATGCAAATGGGGTATTGGTGAACTCAGAAATTTCGTAAAAAATTAAAAAATAATGTAATAACAGACTTTTACATTATATTTATTAACAATAGAATAGTAACAAACAAGGAGTTATAACTATGTCAGAAGTAGAAACAAATCAAATACAATTCACTGAAGATGAACTAAAATCTTTAAGTGACTTAAGAGTAAATTACAATAATCTTACTCTATCATTTGGTGCTTTAGAAGTTTCAAGAATGCAAACTGAACAAAGACTATCAAGTATGGATGAAGAAAGAGCTCGTTTAGAAGAATCATATAACGAAGCACTTGAATCAGAAACTGAGTTAGTTAAAGGACTAACTGAAAAGTATGGTCAAGGTAGTTTAGACATTCAAACAGGTGTATTTACACCAGTTGAAGCTGTCGAAAATGTTGAATTAGAAGAGTCTTCTAAATCATCTAGTGACGAATCAGCATCAGCATAATAGAAAATAAAGTAACATTTTTTTTCTATCTTAATATATTTTGAGATTTTAATTTGATATTTATACTTAGTAAAATCTCGAAAAAGATAACCTAATTAGGAGAAACATAATGGCTGAAAGAATAGTCAGTCCTGGTGTATTTACACGAGAAAAAGATTTAACATTCTTACCACAAGGTATTGGTGAAATTGGAGCAGCATTAATCGGACCAACAGAAATGGGTCCAGCATTTGTTCCAACAATCATCAGAAACTTCGGTGAATTTGAAACAATCTTTGGTAAAGAAAACCAAGACTTTTATGTTCCTTTTGCTGCGAAGCAATATCTTCGTAACGCAGGAACATTAACAATAGTTCGTGTTTTAGGATTGGGAGGATACGCAAACGACACCGTAACATTAAGTATTAGTGGTTCAAAAGGACACTTTGCTGTCGCTACATTGAAATCTTCAAGAGGAGCAACCGATGTAGACAATACTGACTTAGCTGGGCCAACAAGTGCCTCAGTTGATGATGCTGGAACCAAATCTTCATTTACATTGAATCTTGATGTAGATAATGACAGAAGTACACAAGCTTTTGCATTATCATTTGATTCAAGTTCAGCTAACTACATTACAAAAGTATTTAGTGAAGACGCACAAAATACTGGTAAAAAGGTGCATGTGTATTCAAATTTCCAAGACACACAAAACAAAATGGGTTCAAGTGATAGAGTATATATCAATAGTGGAAGCAACGAAGGCTTCTCATTTGATTACTCGGTTGCTACAACACCATCAATTCAATCACAATTAGTCGGTGGTTCAAGAACCGACTTATTTAAAGTTAACACCATATCACACGGAACAAATATGAACTCTAAATTTAGAGTTGGTATTGCTGATGTTAAAAGACCATCAGATGTTGCCGGTTCAGATTATGGTTCATTTAGCTTACAAGTGATTGTAAATAATCCAGGTCAAAATGACAACGGAACAGTTTTAGAAACTTTCCAAAATCTAAATTTTGACGAGGATTCAGTAAACTTCCTACCAAGAGTAATTGGTGATAGATATACTACAATTGATAATCAAGGAAAATTAACCAACAATGGTGATTATCCAAATCAATCTAAGTACATTTATATTTCTAATTACGATAAATTGACAGGAATTTCAAAAGACTTAGTTCCTATGGGATTTGATAAAGTCTTACAACCACATAAAACAACACTAACAACACCAAGCGGTAGTACCGTCGTAATGTCGTTCCCAAGTGCTTCGTTTATTGGTACAAATAGTGGTTCAGCACAGAAAAATTCAAGAGGAACATTTGATACAAATGTATACTATGGATTTGACTTTAATAATGTTGACCAACAACAATATTTAGCACCACTACCAACAGACGCAGCAGTAGGAAATAACTTGACAATGAGTTTAGAAGATTGTGTTGGTAATGATGATGCTTCATCTTTGGGTACACAATACTCATCAGGTAACAATCCATTATCATTAAGTGGTTCAGATTACAGACAATTAAAGTTTGCAGTTCCTTTCCAAGGAGGGTTTGATGGTTCAAATCCAGCAAAAGAAAGAAAAATTGGAACAAATATTGTTGCAAATAATACACAAGGATTCGATTTAAGTGGAGCCAATACAACTGGTTCACTAGCTTATAAAAGAGCTTTAAACGCAATATCTAATCCAGATGAGTTTGATATTAATTTATTAGCACTTCCAGGTGTTATTCATTCAATTCACCCATCAGTAACAAATCACGCAATTGATAAAGTCGAAGATAGAGCAGATTGCTTCTTTATCTTAGATGGTTCAAAATACGGAAGAACAATACAGGGTGCTATCAATGATGTAAAATCATTAGATAGTAATTATGTAGCAACATATTATCCTTGGGTTAAAGTTCTTGATGAAGTTAAAAATAAACCTACTTGGGTTCCACCTTCAGTAGTTCTACCAGGCGTTTACGCAAATAATGATAGAATTGGACAAGAGTGGTTCGCACCAGCAGGTTTAAATCGTGGTGGTTTAACAGAAGTATTAGAAGCTAAAACAAGACTAACGAACTTAGAAAGAGATGATTTATACGAAAATCGTATTAATCCTATCGCAACTTTCCCAGGTCAAGGTGTAGTCGTGTTTGGTCAGAAAACACTTCAAGGTAAACCAAGTGCGTTAGACAGAATCAATGTAAGAAGATTGTTGATTAACTTGAGAAAGTTTATCGCATCAACTTCTAACTTCTTAGTATTTGAACAGAACAATACAGCTTTAAGACAAAGATTCTTAAATCTTGTAAATCCATATATGGAAGAAGTTCAAGCAAATGCAGGACTTACAGCATTCAGAGTAGTAATGGACGAATCAAACAACACACCAGATGTTGTTGATAGAAACCAATTAATTGGTCAAATCTTTATCCAACCTACAAGAACAGCTGAGTTCATTGTATTGGACTTTGCAGTTCAACCAACAGGAGCAACATTCCCAGAATAATAGGAATATTGATTAAGAAAAACCCCCAAGAAATTGGGGGTTTTTTGTTATGATATGGGAAATAAATTTGCAGGTGATTTACACCAAATCACCAAAGGTTGTTTCTAATATCGTGAAACACTACATAACCCAATTCGGTTCCAAATTATCGTAGTCACCGAAAACCCACGAATCTAATTACTTAGGATAAATAGCAA